CAATCAAACTGGATAACTACAGTTGGATCTTCCATGTCCATTTTGTTTAGGTTATAAGTAAATGGTGCACGTGTATTGTGCTTTAAGAATTCAAAACATTTAACACGGCCACTTAATTTAACCAATCTGCCATCTTTCACATAGTCTATATCCCATAAAGTCGGAGACCCTGCCTCAAGATAGCAAGCATAGCAATGCTCAGGTGTCGCATATTGAAATCGAACAAGCAGTGCTTGTTTGATCTCATGTGTTACATCAATGAGTTCAACCCGAGGACATTGGTATCCTCGGGTGTACTCAGCATCATATACTTTTACAAAAGGCATATCTCTTGTAGGATCGACTTCTAGGAACTTAGGACCATTTTTAAAATAGTCTGCCATTAAAGCCTCCTTATAATAAATAATTATTTGCGTTTCTTAGGCTTACCTTTACTTTGCAATCGATTAAGACGATTAGCTTCTTTTTCTTTAATGTACTCATTCATCGCTTTGTCAAGATAAGTGATAAGAGACACGAAATTATTAATTATTTGTTTCGTGAATTCTGTCTCCTTCTTAGCTTTACGTGCAGAGATAGCATTAGCTAAGTTTAGTAAGAAATAGAATAAGAATAGTACATTTCCTTTATCACTGATATTGATTTTAGCAAGAGCATTTTCTACAGCATAGATTGGATACAATGGTAAACCTAATTCTTGTGCAGCAGTAAATACTACACTAGAATCAAGTTTACTGATGCCGATTTTATTCAGCATTTTTGTGATTGTATCGTGATTATGCTTACGGTTCTTTAATAACTTTGTAGGATTCAAAGCAGAGTGATTAGTCTTATAGTAATCAAAGATGTATTCTGCTTTTTCAGAGTCTTGTAAACAAGCTAAACGGTGCTCCATTTGAGCTTTGATTTCAGGATCTTCTGCTTTTTCAATACCATCTTTAAAACGTTGTACAAGACCAGTATAAGAATCTGTAGCTGCTGTATTAGCTAAACCAGAATCATTGATTTTATTAGTGATCTTTTCAATCTTTTCATTAATAGCAGTGAATGCTTGTACTGTACAAGCTTGACCAAAGTCCACTACTGTACCATATAACCATGTAGATAGCATATCTTCTGGTACTTCATGTTCTTTAGCCTTATTTAGGAAGTATACAGATTGGTCACCAAGTTCTACAATAAGATTTAGTTTAGGTTCTTCTTGTCCTTCAGGTACTTGGAGTTTATCATATACAGATGCTACTTTAGCAATAGCTTCCACAGGAGCATCTTCAAAGCCTTCTACTTTGATTTGTGTGAAATCTGCATCTACAGCTTTAATATCTTTTTTATCAAGCTCTAATTCATCAATCTCATTTTCAACTTCTTGTAGAATTTGCTCTTGAGATTTGTCTTCTGGTTTCTCTGTAGTTTCAGTTACAGGTGTTTCTGGTGTAAGAATCTCTGTATCTGGTTCATTCTCAGTAACTACAGTAACGTCATTAATGTCTACTACTTTATTTTCTTCCATTATAGTTCTACTCCTTGAAGATTCAATCTAATATTAGTGATATAGTCTGGTAATAATTGATTACTAGATAAGATTGCATCAATAGCATCTTTAAAGATAGTACCGTTATCACTGAAGTTACTATTGATAACGTCACTGATAGGTGCATCATATGCTAAGTTTACAAACTGATCGAATGTAATAGTTAAACCAGCGATATATTTAAGAACTAGTTCCATATTAGATAGAATGACTACAAGTTTATCGTTCTTATAGTTCATTCTATTGTAGATAGTACTAGCATCTTTATTCTTTTTAAGCTCATCTACATTTAAAGCATCGCAAATATTATTAGCTTCATTGATGATAAGCTTAGTGATAGCAGTAACCATATGGTCACTGAATCTTGCTACAATTAGGTCATAGATACAGTTAGCAGCAAAATAAGCATCCAACCCGTCAATAGCTGGTTGGAATGTAAGATTAGTTGCTTTACATACTTGGTCAATGATTTCATTATAGATTTCTTGTTCCCTAGCTTTAGTATTCTCTTTATCCATAGGGAATTTAATATACATATTTTCAAAATTGTATTTGAATACATTAGGGATATTAGGCATAGGGCTTATATGGCATTCATATCGTCTAGCAATATTAGAACTTACCACATCGAAGATATAATCTGAATTGAATACAGATAGAATTTCTGCTAATTCACGTTCAGATGCAATATCATATTCATTTTGATGGATACCAAACATCGTTTTCTCCTCCTTAATAGGGTTTAATTAATTTTACTGCTTTGTTTAGGTACTATTTAAAAATTATTCCACAGTAAGGAAGTACCCTACTGTGGAACTTGTATTATAGATTCTTAAATCTGTTGGCTAAGTTACCTTGGAGAACACTATACTCTTCATCTGGTAGCATATTAAAAGCAGATGCTGGTAAAGTTGCTGTAGTTTCATCACGATATACATCAACTTGGTCTTTAGTCATATTATATTTAGTAGCATATGCTTGTAAGAATACTGGGTTTTGCATAGCTTCTTTGAGTTCTTTCTCATCATCAGCTTCACGTTTCTTATCCCATTCATCAAATGTAATACCAAGACCTTTACGGAGCTCATTAATGACATCCATATTATCTTTCTTGGTATCATCTGTGGTAAGCATATCTTTTTGAACTCTAACGATATCATCAGTGATATCCATTAGTTCTTCTGCTTCTGGACTGAATACTTCTTCTTCAGTAGCAGCATCTGTCATAATAGTAGTCTTATTGATACCGAAACGTTCTTTAAGATCTTTACCCTCATACCATACATACATAGCCATCAAATAGGAGAATGTAGCATCATCATGTGTAGTTGCAGAATGGTCAACTTTACCATTACGTTTAACTTCAAGACCACGGAACTCTTGGTATAGTATCTTAGATATGAACTTGTCTTTATGATTGTCCATACGTTCTCTTAATATTTGAATCAAGAGCTCACGTACAGATTTACTAGAGTTCAAGCCATATACTTTTACTAGTTTCTTAGTACGTTTAACTTTACCAGGTCCTTCGTTGACTTCTTCTAAGATACGTTCTTTAAATTCAAAGTAAAGATTCTTCTTAATCTTAGTTTTCATAAGCATAGATACTACAGATGCACCAAAACCACCATTAAGTTCGACATTGACTACAGCATTAGGCATATACTTAGTAACTATTTCATATATACACTTAGCTAAGTCTTTCTGACTTATATAGTTACACTTTAATATAGCTATAACTTTAGTAGTCTTGGAATCTATAATAGTAATAGCAGAACTATCTCGTTTATATCCACCAGATACGTCTACCCCTATAATAGGAGGGTCTACTGGTTCACCATTATTCTTATATTCAAGCTTACCGTACATATTCAAAGTAAACTTATTATTGTTTAATGGGATAGTTGCTATAGGATCTATAGTAAGTCGGTCTACAGTTTCTAATTCATCTTGAGTAAATGGAGAGTTCTCAGAGAAATCTGCCCATTCAAGTAAAACTTCTCGGCGAATGGCTTCCCATTTATTCTGCATGTCGATACAGATTTGTTTGAACCATTCTTCGGAACGTCCTAATTGTTGATAAGTGAATCTGATATAGACGAAACTACTTCTCATATTAGCTGATTTGATTTCATCTATCTGTGCTTTAGTTAAGTCATACCAGTTTTCACTAAACGGTGTAGCATCTTCACGCATATTATTAGCATATCTACCCATTTCATCTGTTAAGAACCCTGGTGTAGTAGTGAATAGTATACCGAATGGTGCACCATTGGCTTCAGAGTTCATTGCAGCACGTTTCCATGCAGGGATAGCATTAAGATAGATGTCTTCATTATATGGTGCGAATGCCCATTCGTCTGCCCACCATAATGGTACAGACATACCACGTAGTAAAGACTGTGCAGCAACTCGAGTACGAGCAGATGCTACAGTGATAATACGGTTACGGTTAATACTATGAGACAAAGTCATTACAGAGTTTTGGGCTTTGGTCTTCTTATCACCAACTGTAAATGATTCTGTCATTTGTAAGTAAGGTGGTAAGCAATCACGTAAGTCTTTAAGACCTAATAAGTTCTTTTTAGAACCGTCTAAAGACTTATGCATAAATGCAAACGTTGAGTTAGATGTAGCAAAGTTAAATGCCCATAGATACCATATAGATGCTGACAATGTTTTACCTTGCTGACGAGGTAAGTCTAGGAAGATATTGTAGTTAAATATAGTACAGAAGTATAGTGCCATACCACCACGTGTTAAAGTGTAGTATGAGCCACTACCGCTACCACCCTGAGCTGGTACACGTACAACTTCACGTACAAAGTACCAGAAGTTTACCATACACTCAGCTAAGACTGTAGACTTCACG